TCAATGCAGTCGGTGTGAAACCAGAAAATATTAATTATGGGAGTGCTATATAATGGGTTATTTTTATCAAGATTGGAAAGAAAAGAAAATGTTTGTTGAGAATAGTGAAGGTCAATTCGTAATGAACTTTGGTGAGGCAGAAAAGTCAATGATTAAAAATCTTGAAACTGCCTTTGTTCAAATTACAGAGGGTGCATCTGATGAAAAGTATGCAGCTGCTAATTACATTAGTTACCTTGCAGATTGTTTGAAAAAAGGTAAAGTTGAAGTGAAGTGGAATATCAGTTAATGTATAATATGAAAATAAAAGGTGCAACTACTGTACTGAATAAAGAACGAATCTTTTTAGGATTGACAATGAAAGAGTTATTAATCTTCATTGAACGTAATCCATATGCTTTTCCTAATAAAACAATATTAGCATATAAAATATTTAAACAAGAGGCCGCATAATGGATAAGTTTGTTTTAGTATATGGTGGAACTAAAAAACAAAGAGAATTAGTTCACAATATTACTGATTGGTTTTGTGATAAGTTTTTTAGTAGATTCAAGTCTTACAATATTGAGTTTGACCTTTGTAAAATAGAGGGTAATGTTCAAGGTTGGGCTATGGAGATTGATAAAAATGCATCTCATATTGAAATTGATAAAAGATTAAAAGGAGATGACTTCATTACTTGTGTTCTACATGAGTTAGTTCATGTTAAACAGCAGTTCAAAAATGAACTAAAAGAAATGAAAGGTATTGAGAAAATGTGGAAAGGTGAAGTTCACATTTGTATTGACTATATGAACTTGCCTTGGGAAATCGAAGCTTATGCAATGCAAGAAACTTTATTAATAGAATATAAAAAAAGAGGTATATATGCTTAGTTTAAAAGAAATGATGATGCTTATGGGTATTGTAACTACAGACCCATCATTACCAATGGACAAACCAAAACTAGTTGGTGTAAGTCCTATTGAAGCAACTTGTCTTGCAGAGAATGTTTACTTTGAAGCAAGGAATCAAGGAACTGCTGGTTGGAGTGCAGTTATTTCTGTGACTCTAAATAGAGTGAAAGATAAAAGATTTCCTAATACTGTATGTGAGGTCGTTAAACAAGGGCCTACAAGAGAGTCTTGGAAAAAGAATGGAACTTACTATCCTATCAGACATAGATGTCAATTTTCTTGGTATTGTGATGGTAAGAAAGATGTGATACATAAAAAAGATAAACGTATCTATAAAGAGATATATAATCTATCATATGTGTCAATGATTCCAGGCATCAGAATATTAGACATTACAGATGGTGCAACACACTACCATGCTGACTATGTGTTTCCAGCATGGAGAAAATCTAAAACTAAAACTGTAGAAATCGGTGACCACATATTTTATAAATGGGAGAAGTAATGTCAGATAATATAGTATCTCTTGCAGACCTAATAGAACAGAGATTGCGAAAACAACAAGAAATTGACTACTATAAAGAAACACTTCAAAAATTACAAATAAAGATTTCTGAGCTAGGAAAAGAAGTAGACATTACTACTCTAATTATTGATATGATTGAGGGTGAAAGAGTCTTGACATTAGACGAAAAGCGTGGTAATATGATATTACTAAATGATAAAAAGGATGAAAAGTAATGAACATCTTCTATTTGCATGAAGACCCTATCCAAAATGCAAAGTGGCATATTGATAAACATATAGTCAAGATGCCTATCGAGTATGCACAACTAATGTCAACTGCACATAGGTTACTAGATGGAGAAATGTATCTAGGTAAAACTGCAAATGGTCGTAACATCAAGAGATGGAAACTACATGATGAACGAGAAGATGTACTATACAAAGCCTCTCATATTAATCACCCATCAGCAGTATGGGTTCGTGAATCCATAGAAAACTATTTTCAAATGTATAAACTTTACATGGCTACACTTGCAGAATATACAAATCGTTATGGTAAAGTACATGGTTCATCTAAACCATCTATGTTACTTTTAAGACCACCAAAGAATATACCTATGGTTAAAGGAACACAACTACCTCAATGTATGCCTGATATGTGTAAGGTTAAAGACAATCCTATACTTGCATATAGAAACTACTATATAGTTGAGAAGAACTCTTTTGCGAGTTGGAAGAATAGGGAGATACCAGAATGGTTTCAGACGAAAGATATTATGAATACATGGGCAGGCGGTTAAGAGAAGAAGAAGAAAAAGAGGCCGTCATTGAAGAGCAACATTCACACACAAGTGGTTTGATGTTGGACATGAAAGAATTAACAAAATGTCATTATGATGTACTTATTCGTAATAAAGAACTAATTGAAGAAAATGATAAATTGAGGAAAGAAATTGCCGACTTACACAATCAAGAATAATGATGATGGAAAACATTTTGATACAGTATGTACATATGATGAACTCCAAACATTTTTAGAAGAACATCCAAGTTTCACAAAAGTAATTACTGCACCAAATATCGTAAGTGGTATCTCTGGTAAAACACATAAAGTTGATGATGGATTCAAAGAGAATATGTCTAGGATTGCAGAAGCACATCCCAATTCACCTATGGCACAAACTTATGGAACTGGCAGAAATCACAAAGAAATTAAAACATTTAATGCTATAACTAAACACGCTAAGAGTATTGGTAAATCACATGATTTAAATGCAATTAGTCAAGAATATAAACAAGGTCAACTTGTAAAGTAATATAAATAATATTGCATGGAAACAATATATTGTGTATCAGCTTTCATGTAAGGAGTATGGAGTGTATCCCACTCCTACTCCACTTTAATAGGAATATATAATGGCAAAACAAAAAGACATCACTTATAATCAACTTTCTACAATTAAACCAGTAACCGATAGTCAAAAAATAGTATTTGAATCTTGGAAAAAAGGTTTAAATCAATTTCTGTTTGGTTGTGCTGGAACTGGAAAAACATTTGTATCATTATATCTTGCACTTCAAGATGTACTCAAAAACGATACACCATATGATAAAGTTATCGTAGTACGTTCTCTCATACCAACAAGAGAAATAGGTTTCTTACCAGGCGATGAAGAAGATAAAGCTGCATTGTATCAAGTACCATATAGTAATATGATGCAGTTCATGTTTGAACAACCAAATGAACAAGCGTTCTCTATGTTATATGATAGATTAAAGGCACAAGGTAGTTTCTACTTTTTATCAACATCATTTCTTAGAGGACTAACTTTTGATAATAGTATCATCATTGTAGATGAGTGTCAGAATCTAAACTTCCATGAATTAGATACAATTATTACAAGAGTAGGTCAAGACTCCAAGATAGTATTCTGTGGTGACTTTGGCCAATCAGATTTAACAAGAATGAATGAGAAGAATGGACTAATGAACTTTCTGCAAATTCTACAAGAAATGAATGAATTTAATTGTACAGAGTTTGACATAGGAGATATTGTTAGGTCAGGCTTTGTTAGAAGTTACTTAATACAAAAAACCAAACTAGGAATGGGGATAGAATAATGGACATAGATAAACTACGAGAGGAAATTGAATATGATGAAGGCTCAGTTGGAAAGATTTATTTGGATCATCTTGGTCTGCCTACTTTTGGGATCGGCCATCTTGTTTTGGAATCAGACCCAGAACATGGTTGGGAAGTTGGAACTCTTGTCTCAAAAGATAGATGCAATGAAGCATTCGACTCCGATATCAAAAATGTCTTGTCAGACTGCTACAAATTATATCCAGACTTTGATGACTTACCAGAGGAAGTGCAACGAATAATTGCGAACATGATGTTCAATATGGGGCGACCAAGATTGTCCAAGTTCAAGGGTATGAAACGAGGCGTAGATGCAAAAGACTGGAACGCAGCCGCAGATGAGATGGTAGACAGCAGATGGTATCGCCAAGTAACTAAAAGAGCAGATAGACTTGTGGAACGTATGAGGAATGTCTAAACTACCATATGGTGGATATACTCAAAGAGATTGGGAAAGAACAGTAGGGTGGGGTAAAGTTCCACCAGAATATAAACATGAAGAAAGTGATAATGATGTACAACCACAAGACGATAAACCTACCAGAGATAACAGCAACAACGACTGACGGAGTTCGTTTATATGAAACTCCAGAGGGTAATAAGTACCCATCAATTACTACAGTTCTTTCTGTAAGAAATAAGAAAGGACTTTTTGAGTGGAGAAAAAGAGTAGGTGAAGATGTAGCGAACTATGTTGCACGAAAGGCTGCAACTCGTGGAACTCATGTACATCATATGTGTGAAGATTATCTTAACAATGACTTTGATGAAGAAAAACACAAAAAGAAATTTTTACCATACGTTCTGTTTAATCAACTTAAAGAATCTGTACTGCAAAAAATAGATAACATTTATGCACAAGAGTGTGGACTCTATTCTGATAAATATAAGGTAGCTGGTCGTGTCGATTGTATTGCAGAGTATGATGGAAAGTTATCTATTATCGACTTCAAGACCTCATCAAAAGAACGAAGTGATGCATGGAACGAGAGTTATTATATTCAAGCGTCTGCTTATGCAGAAATGTTTGAAGAACGAACTGGTATTGCAATAGATCAAATTTGTATTCTAGTTGTAACAGAAGATGGTATTGTTCAAGATTTTGTTAAGAATAAGGCAGAGTATTTACCTATGTTAACAGATACCATCAAAGAATGGGAAGAAAAAAATGAAATGGTTCTTAGTACTAATATCAATGCAGCTGTATAGTGATGGTTCAGCAGAGCATTTTGTATTGACAGACCCTACATTTCAGAGTTTAGAACAATGTCAATCAGAAGCGTGGATTAACAGAAAAAGAGTAGAATCGTTGTCACAAGAATATTTTGGTGGGCCTGCAAAAATTTATTGTTTTAACGAAGAAAGTCTGAAAGCATATTTTCAAAAAAATGCAGTAGGAAAACCTACAAAAAAACAAGAGATTTCCTATTGACATTGTAACAATAACATGATATAAATAGAGTATGGTTTGTTGATACAATCCAAAGACTAGACTGGACATGGGGGCAGTACCCATCAGCTCCACCAAATACACTCGTAGATGAGATATTGAATCACTGCTTGCGAGTGTATCTTATGGGGCTGAAATAGGATCGACAGATAGAGATAGGAAAGAGTAGAACCATAGGTTGAACGCTTAATAGTTCATTTAAGTAAATGCAAACGATAATTTTGCAATCGAGGATTATGCACTAGCTGCTTAATCTCATGGAGTTCGGTGGGTACTTAGCAACAGAAACCCACCACGAATTTTAAAGAGGTGAATATGAAATACATTTATGATACTTGGAACTCTGTTATGAACCATGATAGGAATCCACTCAAGAACATTCCAGACACAAATACCAGACATATGATAATGCAAGTGTTAGCATGGATGTGGTGTATTGCATTTAGTTCATACTTTAGTAGTATGTGGATATTTGGTATAACTGCAATCGCACACATTATCATTCTGGCTGCAATCGCAGTTACAGTTGCAACATTTGAAATGGCAAAAAGTAATCCTAGATTTCTTATGAACAAACTTTATCACACTCCAAGTCGTGCAAGAGCAATTTATATCAAGGGTAAAAGATATGAATTAGACCCAAGAGATGTTGGTGGAGAACACGAATAATTGTTAATTTTATATTGACAGATACATTATATTATGTTACTATAAGTATATTAAATTAATCAAAAAAGGTACAAAATGCAAACACCAAAAACATTCTCATTAGAGATAGAGAAAGTCGCACAAGATAAGAATATCAATCATCTGGATGCTGTTATCTGGTA